TTTGTATTTCTTTATCAAAAGATACTATGGCAGCAGAATATCTTTTGATGCGCTCTACCTGTACCTCTGAATATCCTAAATCTGCTTTTATTTCATCAATTTTAGGCTCTCTACCATTACAAGCAATAAATTGTTGTGCATACCTATTATATTGCATTATACGCTCATTTAAGTATTGCGGCAAACGTAAACAACCGCCCTTTTCTTCCAGGTATTTTTTTATTGTCCGCACTATCCAAAATCGTGCATAAGAAAGAAACTTTACCCCCTCGCCAGCGTCAAAACGCTTTGTAGCTTCTACCAATCCAAAATAGGCTTCCTGCATTAAATCCTCTATATCTTCGTTATAATATGTACTAAAAGGTTTTACATACCTCTTTATCATTGTTTGGTTTTCTAAATATAATGCCTGTAAATTATCCGTTACAGAGAAACCGTTCTGAATTTGGAATACTCTTTCTTCATTTGTCATTGTACAATTCCTACCTTTCAACTATAATAAAGATAGGTAGACGGGAAGCCCTGCGCAGTCAGAAAGTTATGGGGCTTCCTTTTTTTGTTTGCGTCGATATTTGGGGGACTTAGTAGGGGCTGATCCGCTTTTTCTGTCAGACCCCCACCGCCCTAAAAAGGGCAAAGCATATTGCCTCGCCCTTATGTCAATTATTCTGCTTTCATTTGCCTTTTGTACTTATAATAAGAATTCCTTGAAATTCCTATCATTTTCATACACTCTGCATCTGTTAGCTGTCCTTCAAAATCTTTGCTATACTTCTGTATTTGTTTCTTTGCTTCTATGGATTTCTTGGTTGTCAGCTTGGAGCCTTGCTTCATGCCGATCTGCTTACCATTCAGCCTTGCTGTAGCTATCCCCTCTCTTGTCCTCTGGTGTAAATCCGCTACCTCTTTTGCTGATTGCTCAAAAGCAATTTTTATTTGTTCTTTAGCAAGTGCCATAAGATATTTGTTTACACCCTCTAAAATATAGTCTACATCTGTACCAGTCAATGCTATGTTATTCTGTAACGCTTTCTTATACGTAGAAGTATTGATATGCGGCTCTTTCAGGAATACAAGTTCTATGCCCTTATTATATAACTCCTCATATAAAGAATAGCCTTCTTCTGCATTTCTGCTCATTCTCGATACACTATCAAATATAATTATATCGCCTGCTTTAACTTTCTTATATAGCTTGTTCCACTCTGGACGGTTTGTGGTAGTCCCGCTATATGCTTCTGTTACTATAACAGCATCATTATACATATTCTTGATATTTCTTATCTGTCTTTCAATGCTTTGTTTTTTGGTACTTATTCTGCAATAACCATATTTACACATAATTAACAACTCTTTTCTGTATCAATTCTATCGTTCGTTACTTTTGATACTATTATTTTATATCCTGTTATTGTTGCTGTCAATTACTTTTAATACAGATTACATATACGTTAGATTTAATACTATTCTTCGTTCATGACAGCAGTTACGCTTTCACTATAACGATTATCTAATACTAGCAGGGCAGCTATATCTGAATTTGCTTTTGCAATTTCTCCGGCTTGTTTTTGTGCCATTTGGGGATATTTTTCATAATCAGGAATAAGTGCATCAATCAATTTTATATCATCTGTGGTTAAAATCGTTTTAATACTTTCTCCGTCACATTTTACAATATCATTCATAGCCGTTACAAAATTATTTGTAGTGCTATTTTCATCCCTTATAATGCCATTGACAGATGTACACATGGCTTTTGCCAAAACAGGATTATTTTGTTTCATAAGACTATTATCATCTATATATGCATACAATTCTGCATTTTCTCCACAGTAACGATTGATACAATTATTTACAGAACTTGCAAACATATCATATGCACGCATGATCTGTTCATGATCCGGCAATACTACACCACCATAGCCGATTTCCTTTGCATATTCATTAAGTACTCTTTTATCAAAATATGATTTTGCCTCACCCTGTAGCACATTCATTTCGGCAGCAGTCAATTTCATACCTAAAGCCTTTGCTGTAGTGATCTTATTAGCAAAATTCATATTTAAATCAGACGCAAAAAAGCTATCTAATTGCTTTCGGATTGATTTTAAATGAAAATCAGAAATAACCTTTGCCTTATCCCTTAATGATCTCATCTCTCCAGCATAATCTTTTGACGGTTCCCAGTTCTTTCTTGTTTCATCTATGTATTCCTTCGTATATGTTCCTTTCATACCTTGTAGCTTTTGTTCAAATGCATTTATTTCCGCATTATAGGTTACACACATAGCGTCTATACAATCACAATATTTCTTTAATTCACCTAAAATTCCGTTTAATGATACTTGATAATTCATTTAAAATTCCTCTCTTTCGCTTAATTGTGGCAATGCCGTACTATTTAACTTTGGTAACTCGGCAGCAGTCAGTACTTTCTTTACTTGGCTTTGTGGCAGTGCTTCTTCTATGCTTACAGAATCTTTATAACCCAGCCAGTTTTTAGCAATAAATATACCAGATGCAGGATTTATCTTGCCGGATAGTAAACACTGTTCTATAAATGCATCTATCAATGATTTTGCGCCGGCAATAATTTCTTGACGTTCTTTAGAGCATCCAATACCTTTCGACCATTCATAAAATGATGTTCTTGGAATATGTAGTGCTGTCCGCAGACTTTCAATCCCGGGACGAATACCAGTAGACTGACAAAACATAAAATATTCATCTACCCGTTGTTTTAGTTCTTCATCTGTTTCCGGCTTTCCTTTGTCATATAACTCCTTCAAAGAGGTTACAAGATCGCGGACAGCTTGCGGCTCCACATTATCCAATGCCGCCTGTGGGTAATTATTTACTTTTCCCATGTTTACACCTACTTTCTGCTTAAAAAGCTAATCTTTTTTTGTTTGATGTTCGTGTTCGACTGACTTAGTCAATCATGGTCTTATTCTGCGTTTTAGCATTCTATGTATCTTTCTGTGGCAAATAGGGCAAAGCGTTACAAGATCATTCCATACATCCTCATGCCCTAAATTTCTATAATTAAGATGATGCACCATTAAAAGCTGCGGCTTTGTTGAATAACCGCACATTACACATGCATAATTATCAATTTTTAGCCGTTCCCGTTTTATTTCCTGCCACTGTTCGGATTTTATATATACTTGGTATTCTTTACTTTGTGTTTGTGTCATGTAACAGTTCCTTATAAACCCTTTCCAATTCATCTGTGATCGCAAGAAGTAATCCTCTTACAAATTCATTATTTTCATATCGTTCTGCTATCTCTGTACTGTCATGTATCACAGCATTCCAATATGCATCGTCCATTTGTACATTCTGATATTTTTTGTGGAAATTCCACACATCTTTATAAATATTAAAATAGTCCATATTGCACCTACTTTCTTGAAAACCGTTACATGAAAAATGCACATTTTAGTGTACTAAAGCGCCATCAAATCCGCATAAATACTGGGTTTTGTGCAAAATGTGAATTTTATATGTGAATGTTTGAAGTTTGCCCTATAGGAAATTTACATATATTTTGCACATTTTGCACATTTTGATTATTTTCTTAGTCAAAAGGCAGCTTTTCATTTGCGTTACATTCGATAAAATCTGATTCTATTTCATACCCTTTTACGATATTTTTTAGCGTCTTTCCATTGACTGTACCAGTCAGAGAGAATAGTCCTTTTCCTTTAATATCTGCTATGAAATTATTTTTATTTTCCACTCCAAATCCATTATCAGAACACCATTTTGCATACGCTTCATAGATAACCTTTACAGAGCTATTCTTGCCGGTCTTGGTTAAACATTCCTTTATAAAATTACCTATTTTGTCTGAATCTGTTCTATATGCTTCTGTAGCGTTCTGCACAGCCACAGGCGGCTTCAAGCCCTCTTTACGGTATAGCTGTAAGCCCTCTATGCACCAGTTCAAAATGCCGGATAATTCTTCGCTGTTTCTTAATTTATCCTTTAAATGCTTGTCCTGTTCTTCCGGTGTAAAATAACGGTCAAATGAAATTACATTTATACGCCCACTTGTAAATACTGTGTCATCAGTGATAAGTGGCAGGTAATTTGTATTGATTACTAGTTTGAACTTTGGGATAAAACTAAACTCCCTTTGATGTAAATGCCTTGCAGTTATACTGTCACGCCCTAGCAAAGATTTTAATAATGCTGTATCAAAAAGCATTCTTTTGGGCGGCTCTGATGCATTACAAAATCTACAACCAGCTAATCTAGCAATATCACCGTTTGCCTGTCTTGAATCGGCATTTTGCTTCACTGCTAAGCTTTCAGGCTTCATTGTCAATGCATAATCTCCCAAAAGGTGGATAATCGTTTCGCAAAAAGTGCTTTTGCCGTTTCTTGTGGTGCTGCCATACAGAATAAAGCATGTTTCCTCTTGTGTATTTCCCGTCAATGAAATACCGCAAAGTTTCTGCAGATATTTGATTTTATCCATATCGCCTTGCATGATCTCTGATAAAAACTTTTTCCATTCTTTACAGTCTGCTGCAGGGTTGTAATTTACGTTACAAATTTTTGATAACAGCATATCTGGATCATGATTTTGAAATATTATTTTTTCACTTGATAAGTCAAGTGTCCCATTTTGCACATTAAGCATATAATCATTTTTATCTAAATCCTCATTGCCGAAATAGTAAATATCTTTACTGTCAGTCAGCATATTATTTCTATTTCTGATATTGCATAATGAGGTAACTGCCTTTAGATAATCACTGCTTCCCTGTGTACTCGCATACATTAACAGCGCATCCGAAAGCTTCTTTGCATCTGATCTCGCAGCCAGCCCCTCTGTATCATCGATCCACCTTTTGCCGTCATACTGCATAAAATCTTTACGTGATGGGTTGTATCGATGTTTACTCTTGAAAACGTCAGCAAATAGTGCGCCATACCCTTTATCATTTGTTTCATAGGCATCTATTGCATTTAATCTTTTAAGGATATTTACAAGTGTTTGAGATCTACCCGCCTTATTTTCTTGTAACGGAATTTCTTGTTTTAAAAGCTGTTCAAATTCTTCCTTAGAATGTCCTGCTTCAAAATAATCTGTTATATCTGCTTTGGGGATATCCGGCATAGGCACAATAATTCTTGCAGTCTTTGCTATTCCCATTACATCCGATAGTATGCATTTAGCAACTTGTATACCTGGTACGTCATTATCGGCAAGAATAACCACATCAGCCCCCTTTACAAGCTCCGCAAATTCTTTCTGCCAATCCGCACAACTACCATAAGTGAAACTTACATACCCTTGTTTAACCATTGTAATTGTGTCTTTTTCGCCCTCTGTAATATATATAGCTCTGTCCTCTGTAATTGCTTTCTGAATGGCTTTTAAATCGCCATATATCGCCCGATAACTCTTTCTCGGTTTATTGCGTGGCAATCCATAAGAAAATCTGTTATT